CGTATGCGATATTGGGAGAAAATTGTTATACTTGTTTATCTACTGGTCGGTGGTTTGATGGATATGATGCTCACGAGAATGTATTGGTTGACGATATGCGTAAGGATTTTATGAAGTTTCACGAATTATTAAGAATGTTAGATAGATACGCATTTAGGGTTGAGACAAAAGGTGGCACTAGACAATTTGTAGCACGGAGAATCATAATAACAACTGCTTATCATCCGAAATTATTGTTTGACACACGTGAAGATATTCAACAATTAATTAGAAGAATTGATAACATTAAGGAATTTCAAAATGACTTAAACTAATTAAAGATATCACAAACAACCGACAAACCGGAACTACCCACTCCCACTCTCCCGAGTGGGGAGTGACGATAGTTTTAGCTTGGCTTTTGAAATTTTAGATTTGATTTGAATTTTGGTGAATTTAAATTAAGTTTATTTAGGAAAATTATTTTCTTTATATATATTACAAATGCCTTTTTATCCTAAAAGACGAAAGTATGCCCGAAAGGGAAAGAAGCCTAAGAGAACTGCCCGCAAGAGTTCAAAAACTTTTGTTAAGAAAGTTCAGGCGATTATACATAAAGATGTTGAGACTAAGAGTGCTTACACTCAAAATACATCTGTTAATTTTAATTCCGGCATTAATAGTGCTGGTGATTTACAAATTATAGTTCCAGATGTTCAGAATTCCACATTTGATAATGGTCGTATAGGTGACCAGGTTAGAGGTATGAGATTAAGAATTGGAGCAATTCTTACATCTAATTTAACTTTTACTTCAAATAGTCAGTGTCGTTTAGGTGTTAGAGTTTTGATTCTTCAACCTAAAATGTATTCTAATTATGATGCTATTAATGCTAATGCTACTACTTGGTTGGGTTCTTTGCTTAAAAAAGGACTTGCTACTTCTGGATTTACAGGCCTTATTAATGACCTGTATGCTGATGTAAATACTGATGCCATTACTGTTTATTATGATAAAATTCATTATATAAACACTCCTTATATGGCTACTGCTGTTGGTGGACAATCAACATATAACTCTGTTAGATTTATTAAGAAGGTAATTAATTTAAGAAATAAATTGCTTCGTTACGATAGTGCTTTTAATGCTGGAAAAACACCAGTTAATTTTAATCCTATGATGGTGTGTGGTTACGCACATTTAGATGGTTCTGGTCCTGATACAATTACGACTCAGGTATCTATGACTACAAATTCATATTTAGATTATGAAGATGCTTAAATATATTTAGGAAAAATGATTTAGAGATATTATATTATTGTATAATATCCCTATTAGAATATGGTGACTCAATTAAGTCAACTTAGGGAAAGGTCGGGGTATAGTATTACCCCCGACTTCTGTGTAATTTACTTTTGTGTAACTTTTAGGAAATTATTTTCTCATACTATTATATAAATGACTGAGCTGAGAAAGCGAGATTGGTGTTTCACACTTAATAACTACACTGATGATGAGTATAATTATTTATCATCTTTGTCACCTGTGTATATGATTGTAGCGAGGGAGATTGGCGAAAGCGGAACTCCTCATCTACAAGGTTATGTTTATTTCCAGAATGCTAAGACGATGAAAGCAGTCAAAAAGTTTTTGAACTGCGACAAAGTCCATCTGGAAACTGCTAAGGGAACGCCTCAACAGGCGTCAGATTATTGTAAAAAAGATGGTGATTTTTTTTTGGTCGGAGAGTTGCCCAGACAAGGAACCCGAACAGATTTAGAAGAAATAAAGGAACTCGTAAAAACGAGTGGAAAAATGTCAGATGTGGTTATGGTAGCAAAGTCATACCAGTCTGTTAAAATGGCGGAGCAGATATTGAAATATCATGAACCTGCCAGAACTTGGAAACCTATTGTGGATTGGTATTATGGACCTACTGGGACTGGGAAGACAAAAGAAGCGTATGCGATATTGGGAGAAAATTGTTATACTTGTTTATCTACTGGTCGGTGGTTTGATGGATATGATGCTCACGAGAATGTATTGGTTGACGATATGCGTAAGGATTTTATGAAGTTTCA